CAACTTGCCCTGAACCAACCGAACCACGCAAGTTAGGGCTGCTGCTTAAAGTTATCTTAACAAATCCGCCGCTCTGAAACAAGGCTCCTGTCTCAAGACCCGAGTCATCAGTTTGTAGATCCGTTAGAGTTAGCGTCGTGGCCCTGAGATCCCCAGGGTTTTGCATCTGTTCCAGATACACCGAGAAAGAACGCACTAACTCTGCAAAATAGTTTTGCATGTATTGCGGCGGCGGAACTGGGAAGAACGGTCGAGTAAGACGCCGGGACATTAACGCCTCCCGTCAGTTCGGATATCAACCCTCGGAGAACCCAAGCGCCAAGTCACCTCAAGTTCATCAGAACTAATCTTGAACCGCATCTGTCTGCCGCGGAGCCTGAAATATAACTGCTCTGTTCGTGCGCCTACAGCCGCAGCTTGAGTCTTAACAAAAGCATCCGTCTGACTGCTGCTGTAAGTCCCATCGGGGGCGTTCTTAACGTCCAGAGTTATGTTTGTTTCAGGAAGAATAGCTGTAGAGTTCTTGAAGTCCACATCGGGGATCATCTTGCGGATAAACATAAACTGCTCACCGTCCCCAATGTCCATGGGGCTAGATTGAATGTAGGCGTTGATTGCAGAAGCGGGGTTCGTGGTCCCATCATCAAAACCCAACTCGTGTTCGTACAGGAACCCATCGTTATTGGCTGCGATAGGGAAGTCAAAGATGCCCCGATCAACCCAAGCAGTGCGCCCAAAGGTGCCATAGTACCAGACCTGCTCGAGGTAGTTGTAAACAACATATTTATCCACCTCAAGGCTGTTTGCGCTTGGGTAGAACCACCAAACCTCAGAGTGCTCTGTGTTTAAACCTACGTTGATTTTCTCCAGCTGACCCTCGTTTAAGTCAGAGAACACATAGTCTCTAACCGAGCAAGGTAGCCTCTGAACAGCCCCACTATAAACATAGAACTCCGAGCGACCCATCCAAAACACGTTGTCGTCCACCGCAATTGCAGCGTTCGGCCCAGCAATAGTAATGTTTTCTGAAATCGCTGTCACACCAAAGGTAAACGGGGGCCCTAAGTACTGCATTGCGTACAACGTAGTGTCGGTCATAACCAAGACTTGTTGGCGTGTCTCGATGGCAGTAACAATCTCGGACCCAGAGCCAAGCTGCAACTCACCCGCAGTGTTCGTTGCGGTTGCAGACCAGTCAGTAATAGATTCTTGGGACGAGAACCGTATGGTCAAGGGATCTTGTACGCCAGGGTTAGCTTCTGTGTCACAGCCGAAAGCAATAACGTGCCGATCCCTGTCGGAAATTAGAATTTGTTTTGCAACGGTAGGGATTTTAGGAAGCGTGGACAATGTCGTGATATCCACGGCCCTGGTGCCTAGACCACCCGTAGCGTCCCAGTAATATATCCCGCCGTCTCTCACGTTGATCAGAAGGTCTTCGCCAAAGTTGTCGTTAGACCACAGCCGTAGAGTGTTTGAAACAATTGGACTCGTAGAAGCAGAGCCCCACGTTCCGCGGCTCCATGTCCCTGCACCCCAACCAGATGCGTTTACAACAACGTCCAAACCCGTGTTGATCTGATACGCACCCACAACAGAAGTGCCTCCGTTTCCCGTGTCCGAGCCATTTGCAAGCACCGGAACAACGGGTGCGTTAATAAGACTGCCAGCGGTTCGGGCGGTGATATGGTATGAGTTAGCGTCCACGACTAGGCTGATTTGATACTCTTGGTTAAGAACAGCCGCCGTAATAGTACCCCCAAGGGTAGCGGCCCCGGTAAACGTCACAAAGTCATCCGCAACAGCGCCATGCGCCGTGTCTGTAATGACCAAGGTACTTGATCCGTTTGTAGCAGCGAAGGTCACATCTCCAGCCGCAGTCGTGGCTCGGAGAGGCGTAATGTCGTTATACTCTCCGCCTCTATCAATGTAGTATTTCAGGTTTGTGCCGACGCCCATGAACTGATCACGGTCAAGCGTCACCCAAGGGTGGAGCGCCCTAGCAGTGCCAAGGTAATTGTCAGACCCGCGCTTTTGCCAACCGCCAATCTTCTCAGGAAAGCCCTTTTGAAACCGAACATAGTCGATATCAAACCAGCCGCCTTCGTTGGTGTAAGCAGTAACCTCTCGGTTAACTCCCGGCTTAAATTGTAATTTGGATAGAGGCATTGATCACGATACATCCTCATAAGTAATAAACGCTTTTAGTGAGTCATCCGCAGTAACTGTAGTCGCGACCAAAGCAACGCTCTCTTCAAGATACATCGGGACATCCCGTGTTATAACGTCAAGAGTTGCGCCCTGCGCAACAGCGATCTGGCGAACTATCTCGCCGCCTGCCAAGGTTAAAGTCACGTTTTCCGCCGCAGACGTTGATACGTTCACAAACTTCAGAGCAATGATTCGATACACATGCCCTGAAGCAGGGGCGGTGAGCAGAGTGAGTCCAGAGCGCAAGATAAAAGAAGTAACTGTGCTGTTACCCAATACCGAGGTCGCCGCTAGAATGTTAGGGTTTGCCATCGTTTACTCCTAGAATAATATGCTGAATGTGAAGGCTCTAGCAGCCGTAGCAACGGTAGAAAAAGCCAAAGTTCCATTGCCATCTGTAGTCATAACCTGCCCGTTCGCACCGTCTGAAGTAGGAAGAGTTAAAGCAGCTACAAAAGCTTGCAGATTAGCGTCATACGCCAGTACGTCCGTGCCTATAACCACGCCAAGGTTGGTTCGTGCGCCAGATGCATTGCTTGCGCCTGTGCCGCCGTCCGCAATAGCAAGGTCCGTGATCCCAGCAACGGTGCCCCCAGTGATCGACACGTTGTCCATTGCTAGGTTGTTTGTAAGGCTCGTTACTGCGGCTCCCGCACCAGCGCCATCACAATACACGATGTTTACACCCGCACTGCTTGAAACCGCAGGGATCACAACACTCGCCCCACTGCCTTGCGTCACTGTCACTGCAACATTTGTCTGGTTGTAGAAGAAATAGATGTGTTCGTTTGTGTTCGGCGCTATTGTGAACGTCACTGCCCCAGATGGGGAACCTGTGAGAACTATGACCTTGTGCTGTCCTTCAGTTAGATTGCCGTTACCTGTGGTCAGCGTGTAGGAATTAACTCCCCCAAGAGAAATGGACAGAACGCCGTTAGTAAGTCGGTCTATGATATTAAGGTTGTTGTTTGTAGTCGTGCCCCATGTGCCCGACTGCTCACCGTTTCTGATAAGCTCTAACCCAGTATTCGATGCGTATGTACTAGCCATTTATTCTTTCCTATGCCGCAATCGGAGTCCAAATTTGATTTACACTGGGAACGATGTCGCCCCACAGTATCACATTCCCAACTTCACCACTAGCCTGAACTCCAGTTAATGTCACGATGGCACCGCCAGTAACACTTTTGAGGCCGTTTACTATGCCGTTCATGGTCGGAGATGTTACCGCGATATTCGCCGTTGTCCGCTGTATAACAGTCCCAAGAGACATAACTGTCGGGAAGCTAGCTGCTACAACAAGAGAACCACCCGTTACAATGACCGCGCCGTTAAGCGTTGCGGTGGCCTCGAACCCTGTAATGGATACCGTGACACCAGTGCCTTCGACCACGGTCACTGAGCCGAGGCCCGTGGTGCCTACAGAGGCTCCCGCGTTAATAACGGCCCCGGTGCCTACGTTTACCGCTACAACGCCGTGCGTAGCCGTAGCCTGCACACCCGTTACGGCTAGAGATTGACCCGTGGTTACAGCAACAGAGCCTACAGCAGCCGTGCCTACGACACCAGTTGCACTTACTCGTGTAGCTGACGCATCGTCAGCTATTGGGACTTGAGCAATGGCTACTGCGCCGAAAAACATGGGTTATCTCCTAGCTAGGCTTGGTCGGCCAGTCGTTATCGCTGACATTAGGCCAGTTGTCGTGTTCTGTAAAGTTTCTCAACGCGGCTCTGTACTCAGTCATTTCAGTAGTTAAAGTTACGTCTGATAGCGCAAAGTAATCTGTCGCAGCCAGCAGCGTGTTGCGCTTCTCACGAACATTAGACGCAATAACACCGTCACGCTCTGCGACATCTTCAGAAGTCATGTCTACTGCTTGATGGTTTAAGACCCACTCGCCGCTAACTAACTCAGGTGTCCACGACTTGACTAGCTTTTGGTCTGCGCCAACAGTCGGGTTTGTTTCCATTACTGGGTACACACCGTAGTCAACCAAGATAGCGTCCTTGGGGGTTTTCGGAAATGAAGTGTTTGGGTTGTCTTTCCGAAGAAGGCCGATTGAGTATGGGTATTTCTCGACCTCCCCGTTGGTGATTAGTGCATACATAGTCATTATCCTTCTACGTCTGAGCCAGATGTTACTGCGCCATTAACTGTGAAATCACCGCCGCTACCGGAGTTAGTACCTAGTGATGTTGTGCTTTCAAACTTCATGTAAATTAAGGGAGTAGGAATATCACCCGCATCAATGGCAGGTTGAAGGTCTACTGGATATCCAAGGCCATCCACAAACTTTAGGCGATTGGATTCTTGGGAGAAGTCAATGTATTCTGTGGAGTAATAGAAAAAGGCTAGGGGCGAATCCGCAAGTGATGATCCAGCGGTGCTGGAAGCGCCAAGTACCGTCAGTCCTGCATGTTCTATTAAGGCGTTTGCACTGTAAGTGTTCCATGTTACTGACAGACTTTCCCCAGCTTTGTAGAAATGCCTTTTGGACGTGCTTGATGTGTCAACAGAAAATAGAAAAACATTCCATATTCCCGCCGTTGCTTCTATAGATGGCATAGTCCCTTTTACTATGGCTGCTGCTACTGAATTTGTGAATTGAAGGTAACTTGAATCGGTTGTGGATGAATTGCTTGTGTCAAAGCTAAACAGTTTAGAGCTATTACTTCCTGAATAGGGGTAAACTCGACTACCAGAAGATTTGAGAGCCATCACAACTGTTGCTGTCTTTGTGTCAGGCGTGGAGATAGTCCTCTGTAGGTTGTTGGCTGCACCACCTGACCCACTCCATTTCACACTCCTCGCCCAATACTCACTACCACCCCTAGCGCCAGCATAAGGCCCAGAGTTGACCGTGAAGTCCCCGCTTGTTCCTAAGTTATTGCCAGCATCATCTGCACGTAAAGGCAGGTAGACCAGAGGGCTTGAGCCTGTGGGTAGTTCACCAGACTCGCCTAAGTACTTGGGCTTGTCGGTATCAGCGTCCCAAAAGGGATTGTCTACTGATAGGTCGATGTACTCATTCGTCAAATAAACTTCGCCAATCTGACCTTGAAACCAGTTAGCTGAGTCAGACCTTGCAATTCTATTTTCATTAAGCAGAGAAAATGGAATATTTACGTTGTCGGTTTGCACCTGAGAAAACATACTTGATGCTTCTTTACCATTAACATATACATGTATATCACCAGTTTCAACATTTGCACTGACATTTATATACAGTCCTACACCAGCATTAGTTACAGGGGCAAATGCCGCACCAACTCTAAAAGAACGACCATTAGCAGCGCTGTTACCCCTTATATCTAAAAACCCAGCTGCTGCCATAGATATTTTTATATAGTCGCTAGTAGCACCAGAATTATAAAAGAATAAAACAGCCTCACCGTTTCCCACTACACCAAACCTAAAAAAAGCACTAATGGTTATTTTTTTTCCATCAGCCGCACCAAGTGTTCCTCTATACAAATAATCAGCAGCCCCATCAAACGTACTAGCCGCAGCATTATACTGATTAGGCCCACGACCACTACGAGCAACAATCCCATTGAGCGTGAAGTCACCACCTGTGCCATCATTGCGGCCCGGGTCCGCTGGGTCATCCATAGGTACGCTAAGGATACCGCTGGTTGGCGGCTTGACGTATAGGCCATCAGCATCAATGAACAGGCGTCGGTTGTTTTCTACAGAGAGATTACGGTAGGTGTAATCTAGGTAAACGCCAGCGAGGCGACCTTGAAGATTGGCTTGAACTGAGCCATTCACAGTATTGATATACCCACCTACTGCGTGTTTAGTAGATGTGAAATCAATATTATCATTTGTGTATGTTACCCAGACTGAACTAAATAAAACATCATTGATATAAACAGAACGGTTGGAAGTGTTTGCAAGGTCTATACTAAGCAATAAATTTGACCAAGTATTTTTTGGGATAGCGTGAGAAGAACCATCTACTAACTTTACATCAAATATTTTAGTCCCAGAAGAATTATTGGCTGTAACGTGAGCCTCGTTATTCCCACCTGTATCCAACAAAACATGAAAAGCATTAGTAGTTGTAAACACAGTCGAACTACTTTCATTAGTCCAATAAACCCAACAACTAAAAGTAAACGTCTTACCATCTGCATTACCCACGAGATCACTGGACCGAAGCAGGTAATCATTAGTCCCATCAAAGTCTACGCCAACCGCCTCAACTGTGCCACCGCCAGCAGCAGCGGCTGTAGTAAGTAACCTACTAATATTGCTCATACCAGTTACCCCGCCGCATCAATTGCCAACGCACCGTACCATGTAGTCCCGCCGTCTGTCGTTGTGAAGACAAGAATATCGGTTTCGCCAGAAGCGGGTGCATCAGGCGCAGTAGCGCCAGCAAAGTCAACGCCAGAAGGATATGTGATTGTGTGTGTGCCACCCGCCGTCAGGCGGAGCATAAAGCCAAAGGCCGTGCCGCTGGCTGGTGGGTTGGTAAATGTGAATGTAGTGTTGCCCGTAGTGCTTAGAGCAAACACGTTGCCTGTTTCACAGTTAACCGCTGGAGATGTGCCAGAAAGTGCAACATATGTCTCATTGTAGCTAACAGCCTTAAAACCCGTGGTGCCAGCGGAAACACCGGAAAAGCTCAAAACTCCAGATCCATTGGTCTGAAGGAACTCACTTGCGTTACCTGTGTCTGGTGGCATCGTCATAATGTAGCTTGTAGTAAGCGTGGTTGGCGCTTGGAACGCTGCGTACTCTCCGCCAGCCGCGTCTTCCATCCGCACCGAGCCTTGAGCGGCGATGTTAATCGTGCCAGTAAACGTAGGGCTGGCAATCGGGGCCAAGTTGGGAACAGTAGCCAGCTGCGTACTCGTCACCGTGCTTACAGCAACCGCACCACTGCCATCGGAAATCAAAGCACGGTCAGCCGTAACGCTAATCGTACCCTGCTTTGCGTCGATCTGCGTCTGGATGTTCGAGGACACGCCATCAACAAACGGGGCTACATCGCCTAAGTCTCTGTTCCTAGTCATCGGTCATCCTCAAAGTTTGTCATCTTCAGTATTAGGTCAGTAACCGTGTTCTGTAAAGTCTCGCGAAGATTCTAGTCTGGCAACGAAGGCCATACGATATCATTCGGAAAGCCCTCCTGCTCCGTAATGTCCCGCAAAGCCTGACGATACGTTGTCATGGCTGCGTCCATAGTCACATCAGTCAGCGCAAAGTAATCTGTTGCAGCCAGCAAGCCATCACGCTTAGTGCGATTGCCCTCTGCTACCTTAGCATCAAGACCAGCTTGATATGCAGTCTCATGCTCTGCCTTGGTAGTCGTTACGCCATCCTCAGTCGTGTCAGCGAACATATCTCTGGCAACGTACTTTTCAACCCAGTTGCCATTGGCATCCTGCTCAACGCCATCACGGGCAGATGATTGATATGCGCCTGTCGTAGCCGCTGGTGAAGCCAAGACAGCCTCTAGGTTGAGGCCAGCAAGTGTTGCAGTCTTCCATGTGCGAGGTAGGGAGACGTTGTTGTAGTGGCTCCGCCATTGCCCTTGGGTTTTGACTTCGCCTGTTTCTGTGTGTCTGTATTCACTCATTAGATTGATCCTTTCATATGAGTTTGATTATGCCACCGCATAGTAAATGTAGGCTGCACTAGATACGTTGATGTTTGTAGCGCTGATCTGATTAACAATGAAGCCACTGCTATCTGGGTCAATGCTATCGTCAGACACTTCTGCTGTCGTTGTGTTGAGGCTTAGGTGTGGGTCATTACCAGTTACAATGCCACGAAGTGAGTCCCAAACATACCAGTCGCCTGTGCTGTCAGTGCGCTTGATGAGGATGAACCTCGCACCTGTTGTAAAGCCAGCGTTGATGGTTTGGCTTGAGCCGTTACCCGTGTAGCTCCCCACCTTACTCACACCATCTAGGCTTGCGAAGAGGTAGGCTATGTAGTTTTGACCACTGGCATTAGAGGAAGTGCCTGCTGTGTTTATGGTGAAGGTTGTCGGGCTAAAGGACATAAAGGAAGGACTACTAAAACTATCCGCCTCGTTTAACTGCCCGTAATTTGCAGATGTCATAGCAAACCAATTTGTTGTAGACCCCCTGTTCTTGAAAATAAGAAGTTCAGGCGAAACACCTAGATTATGATTTACAACTAGCCCAGAACTTCCCGTCCCCGAGTAACAAACAGCATCGAAGAAGGAAGGCGCACGTTTCCACATCCAGTCTACATAACTATACGATGAATTATTAAATAACCCACCACTGCCGCCATCACTACCAACTTGAAAACCATTTTGTTTAGTACCGAAAACTACACCATTAACAATACTGTTTCCCGGATTTTTACTATAAGTTCTTAAATAGAAGGGAGTAGTCAAACGAGTATTAACACCACAGCCAAATGAACCACTAGTCCTGTTGAAAGTCATCAAATTATCGACAACTATGTTTGAAGTGATCTCTGCGGTAGCCCCTGTGCCAGCCCTTGTATTAACATCAAACACCTCAGTCCCAGCCTCAGGTAAAGCAAGTTGTCCACGCCTGACTGCCATGTAGATGTAAGTACCATTGTTGGAACTATATAGGGCGTCTAGGCCAGACCTGACTTTAAAGCCATTCGGTTGCGGGGTAACACCTGCATAGGATGGCGTTGCTTCTGCTCCGCTGGTGTTAGCAAGAAGGTCTTTTTGACTATATGAGGAAACATCATCGCCACTATTAACCCAGCCCCGCATAACATCAAGGATCAACCAATCTTCCGCTGAGTCTGTCCTCTTAATCATTATCCACTGAGGCTCAAAACCAAGATCAATCTCAGTGTTTCCAGAGTTCCCAGTATAACTTCCACACTTGATAATATCTTGGTCACCATCAGGGCCGAACGTCCCGTCTGAATTGTTGTGGGCGAATAGGTAGGCAACGTATGTGCTGCCAGAGGCGTTAAAAAATGCTCTATTGGCGGCTTCAGACCCAAGAGTAAAAACAGATGATGTTTGGGTAGAATGCTTTCCAAAGGCACGCCAGTTCAACTGTTCGTAAGTCAGATTAAGAATAAGGCTATTCGATTGCGTGCTGGTTTCAGTGCAATCCTTGTGGTACACCATCCAGTCAGTTCCTGCGGTGCTGGTACACTTTACAAAGATACTGCCTATTGTAGTGTTTAGAGAGTGTGAAATTTGCCTGTTAAGAGTATTGTCCCCAGTCCATGTCACGCAATCAAAAAACTTAGGGGCCTTCCGAAATGTCCAAGAGGCGTAGTTGTTACCTGTTCCGTTTATTTGGTAGGCATCGTTTCCAATAGAAAAGCCATTTGAGTTAAAGGCTGTAATGGAGCCAGCCCTCGCATTAGTCCCATCGGTGTTGTCTGGTCTTAACTGGTTTAAGACGCCCCTCTCTGTATCATAAAGACCACCGGGGTAGCCTTGGTTGCGAACTTTCGCCCAGACCAAGCCACCTTCGCCAGAAAGATCAATGCCATTATTTATAGTTTGAGAACTACTGTTTCCATCCCACAAATAAGTGCTGAACACCTCAGTAATATCAAGGCCAGCACCGCCAGCATTGCCAGCAGCGGCTTGGAGCATCTTTTTCTTAGTAGCCATTTTGTAAGCTCCTTATGCTAGAGCCTGACCAGCTGTAAACCCGTACCAATTGCTTCCGCCGTCCCTAGAAGTGAACACAAAAATGTCTTTCGCACTAGCAGTGGCTGTTAATGTTGGTGCTGTAGCGGCAGGCCAGTCTACGCTGGAGGGCCATGTGACCGAGAAGCCAGACGCAGAGGCATCTTGAATGATCTCAATGCTGAACGTGTAGCCAGTGCCAGACGCTGGTGGGTTGCTAAATGTGAATGTGGTGTTTTCTGTTAGCACATGGCTGAAGCTGTTACCGTTGTGGCAGTTGACCGTTGTGGCGTTGCTTGTGGATGTAACCGCAACATAAGTCTCGTTGTAGCTAGTGGCTATAAGTTCGCCTCCAACTGACAGGTTGCCTGTCGTAGCCCCGCCAGCTTTGGGCAAGGCGGCGTCGGCTGTCGTGGTTGTTGTGGTCAGAACAGCATCTCTGGCAGCAACATCTACTCCATCTACTGTGCCTGTAACGCCAATGTTACCTGTTACGTTGATACCTGTGGCTTCTGTGGCGATTTTACTTGAATTGTCGTAGTATAAGCTAACTGCGCCGTTTTGAACGAAGTTAGCCATAATCTCAGTACCACCCGCATTATTAACACGGAAAACATTAGTCTTAATGTTAAGGTTTCCTACACCACTATCTTGAATGTAACTGTCAGAACCATCATGAAAAATCTCTAAATCATTAGACGCGCCAAAGGTCGCCTTTACGTTGTCGCCAAAAGCTAAGTCACCCGTCATCGTCCCGCCAGCTAAGGCTAGTTTAGCCGCCAGAAGAGTGTTCGTCTCAGCCTGAGTGTAGGTGTTAGCTACAGAAACAGGGCCGTATACAACGATATCAACCGTGTCACCAACCAGAGCGCCTGTGCCAAGAACAATTGTAGTTCCATTCGTAGCTGTGAAATCTGCGGCGCTTAACCTTGCGCCGTTTAAGAAAACCTCAACAAGACCAGCCGTATAACTAACTGTAAACGTAGTTTGACTGGCTGTAGCAGTGAAGGTGCTTGTCTGGAAGATCGTCGGCTGTATGTCAGCAGCGATTGCAGAAACAAACACAACCGCACTGCCTGACAAAGATATAGCCGCGCCGCCGCCGCTGGTTTCAGAAGGATTACGAGTGAGAGTTGTTCCTGACGCAGTGTATGTACCCGCACCAATCTCCCAGTTTGTTGTCCCGTCCTCTATAACGTAACGAACGGAGTCCCCATCGGAAACTCCTGCGCCAGCAAAAGACTGGTATGACGCGATTGCCGAGCCAAGAGTGATCGTCCCGGTCCCAGTGGTCGCGGTTGTCATCTTAGCTCGGTTTACTAATACTACCATGTCTTCAGCCCCTTAATCGTTTAAGCGATACGGATAAGAGCGTTCGCCGCGTCTGGGTTCGGGAATACAATCTGGAAGTCACCCGCTGTGGAAGACTTGTCAGAGCCAAAATCCAGAACCACAATAGAGTTTGCAGTGTTCGTTCCCGCTGCGGCGGAGCTATTGTAGATCAAAGCGCCACGAGCGGTAATAGTAGCAGACGTAAACGATTTGTCCGTGAAGTCTGTGAACGCTGTTGTTCCAGAAGTCGTTGGAGTTACGTTAACCAAAGAGTTGGTTGCTGTACTGCCCGCAGGACCGCCAGAGGTGTAGGTTCCAGAAGTTGCTACTTCGTTGTTACCCGCGCCAAAAACCGCCGCCGTGGTTGCCGCCGTAAAAGCCGCGCTATTAGTATACAAAGCAATCTGGAAAACATCTCCAGTTCCGTTTGTAAAGTTGTGTGTTGCTTGCATCAGTTCTTGCTTGAACGATGTGCACATAAAATTTCCGGTAAAGGCCATATCAGAGTCTCCTTATGAGTTCAGCCAGTTCAGGATGACCCGCATCCGTTAACGCATTCCAAACCGTAGTACGGTCACTTTCTATAGATCGACGCATATAATGCGCCACCAACTTTTCAACCTTCTTCTCAAACGCATAAGCTTGATCTCTAATAGCTGGGGGAGCAGTGTCTGAAACAGCGATGATTTTTCCAACACACTCTTCTGCAAGCTCTTCAGGTGTAAACCCACGCTTGTTAGTCGTCTTAACCGATATCACATTTTCATACCGAGGTAAATCTAGGTTAAATTCTAAACTCATTGTCTGGCCCTTATAACCTTACCTGTGCGATACTCATCTGTAACTTCTTTGGCTTCTCCAAGCATCTTAACACCATTCATGGCTTCTTGGAAACGACTATTATACATAGCCATTACATCCTGCTCGCCCTTCATGTAGATATACGCCTCGATCAACGCCCCGTAAAGTAGAGCCATCTCCGCATTTGTACTAAGCCAGGTCTTCTCTGTGTCCGTGCCACTTGTGATGCTGACAGGGCGGTAGAAGTAGTGAAGCTCGGCTGTATACCCCACGTCAGGTGTCGGAGCCAGCAAGAAGTTAGTGACATCAAATTGGCAATAATATCTAGGAGCCCCAGTGGTAGTGGGGTCCGGTGTGTAAGTCTGCACAAAGCTGGGATCCTTGAACTCAGCAAAGAACATGTCGCCATACACAATTGGGTTGCCCGTAGCCGTTCTCAAACTTAAAGAGAACGGGGCTAAGAAATCATCAGGAATCCTTAGATACTGATATCCTGCGGTGACCGTTGCTGTAGCGTTTCTGCGAAACAAACTAAGCTGTACATTTTTTAAAATACGTTCTTCTGACAATCTAATAAACAAAGGAATGTTGGTTACAAACCCTGTTTCTTCGTACTCCGCATAGTCTTTAATCGCTTGCTTTAACTCGCCGTATGTAAAACTCATGTTGTAACCACCGTAACTACTCCGACTTGTCCTTCAGCAACTAAGGTACTCGGAGGACTAATTCCAGGGATGTAAGCGAACCCCACAGGGTTCCAACCCCACTGTATCGCCCGTTGTGCTGCCAAGCCCGTCTCTGGGCGCGGGTTCAACAACGCTTGTGGATCCGGAAAAGCTTTTGGAGGAAACAACTGAGGCTGTTTCGTCTCAAACTCGTCAGGACCAACCTTGGCTCCCGTCCACTCCACCTTCATCTCACGAAGGCGGTAACGGCGACCAGACCGATCCGATATTCCCCAAGCATTCTTTCCCGCTGCGTAAGGCATTAGACCCTCAAATAGCTCAAGCTAGGTTGCAGTCTCAACGGAGTACGGCCCTGATCCTCGTCCGCAGCGCGTTGGAACTCTTCTTCGTAGATAGTTTTTAGCATTTGAACCCGATCCGGAGCGCGTTTAACTGCCATGTAGTAAGCCAAGCCCGCTGCCATGCAAGGATAAAACCGGAACGGCATGTCCGTCGTGTTAACCAGATCGTCGGCGTCTTCAATTCTACGCACATAGTAGTAACGAATCTGATCAGTAGAGTTCTCCGGAACAGACCAGAGGTATAACTTAGGCTCGATCTGGCGATCCAGCCAGAACTGGCTGGGCCTGCCTTGCGTTGTCTTGTTCGGTAGGGTGGCGTAATCGCCGCGGCTAATTCTCTGTATTTCATAGTCCGTGTTATCTCTGCGCGTAACAACATCCAACAAATCGACAACGCCCGACTCTAGCGTGTACTCGGAGACGCCTTGTGTAACTGTGAAAAAAGCTTGCTTAACGGTCCACAGGTTTAGCCCTCGGTTCGCCCACTCTGCAAACATCAAGTTAAGAGACCGACGAGCAGTCTTAGCGTCGTAACCAGTGCGAACCTCTAGCCCGCACCGTTCATAAGCTTCTTCGATTATCTCAGCGACATCGAGGTTAAAGTCTCTTGAACCAGATGTTGTCATCTATTTATCCCATCTTCGTGTCACGGATACCGCGACCCGCCATTACGCAGCCACCGTTCTTGTACCGCACTATACCACCTTTGGCTTTTCCTTGCGACTTCTTTATTGCCGCCTCAGTTGGAGCGCCCTTAGATCCAGGGCTGCGCATGCGTTCTCCGCTGCCACCCTCTATGCGTTTTCTTTTGTTGTGAATATTGTCCCACAGACCCGCCATCTCAGTTCTCTCCCCTGGAGACTTGGAGATTTGGGTTGCCATTTGGCCTCGACCCATTGCCATTTGCGACCTCCCTTACTAAAAAATCTTGCCACATTGGCTTGATCATGTTGTAATTTTCGTCAACCTTGTACGACACAAGCGTCACGGCAGCGTTCATTTGATAAACCTGCAACGAAGCCC